TGGAATTAAATTAGGTATTCCGTCTTCTATATAAGCGCAGCCAAGTATGGGTCTTCGGATATTTACTCTTGAATAAGCAAAAGCTAGGGAATCTTTATCAATTAAACAACCAACTGTCATTCCAAATCGAAGAGCTTCTGGAGAAGACCAATATTTAATTTGAAAGTCTGTGTGAAAGTGGCCCTGAATTAAATTTGTACCAATAGACATAGAAGACTTCATTGGGTCCTTATTCATATTATGAACAAAGTAATAGCTGCCAAACTTATCTGTTAATAATAATTTATCATGCCATTTCCAATTCTTCTTATTAACATCAAGAATATCTGCGTAATCTTTTATAATGTAGTTAGGTAAACCATAATATTTTCTTTTACGAAACACCAGGGAACCATGATTAGAATGAAGTAAATCCATTTTTGGAAATAACTTTTCTAATTTTTTTATATCTTCTCTTGCCCTCAGCAGCTCTTGAGTAGCATTATCAAGATCAGGGTCTTTGTCATGGAATGAAATCGCATGATAATCAACTTCGTCTCCTATGTTTACAACTCTGTCTGGCTTTAACCAGGACTTAACAGCTTTTAAAAAAGGTAAACTGTCTTTGTGCGCATAGGGATAGTGAAGGTCCGAAATTATTAAAGTCTTCATATAACGTCCTTTTTAGGGGGGTACTAATGGTCAAGGAAGGTCAGTTTTCTTCTTCAGTGATGAGATATGAGCTTGTTTTTAATCCATTAATCGGAAAAAAGTATAGATTGCAGCTAAAATACCACCAATAAACAAAGTTACCTTTAATCCACCAATACCCATGTTTGAAGTTTGATTAAGGTCCCTTATTTGTTTTTGCATTATAGTAATATCTTCACGAATATATTTTACGTCAGTTTTTAATTCAGCTACATCTTTTTCCCAATTAGACATCTTGACCTTTCGCTATTAAAAATATTTCAGGATATTCTCGTAATAAATAATCTACTGTTTTTTTTATCTTGTTTGTGTAATCTTTATCTAATGCGAAAGTATGCAAAGTATTAATTATTTCATCAAGATTAACATTTTGTGTAACTGTTTCTTTATTTTTAACTTTTCTATATTCTTCAAATTGTGTTCCAGTATTAAGTAAGGTAATGTAATCAGCAACACTCTCACATTTTCTTCCATACTTTCTAAGAAGAATATTACTATCAAGTGCTTTGATGTGTGGCTTTGTATTATCAGTTTCTATCATTCCATAGAAATTATTACCTAACCTAGCAAATCTTGATTCTCCCCAATTAGACTCTAAAGTTGCTTGAGCTACAGAAACAACAACGATTGCTCTGTATTGAGGTGGGATAGCTGTATTAAAATGAACAGTACAATCTGTTATACCTCTGACAAATTCATCTTTGTTTGAGTATTTAAAATCAAAGTTATAACTAGATAAACTGCACAACAATAAAGTTGCACATATAGATTTAATCATATTAACTTTGTATTGCTAAAATTATTGACCCACCAATAAAACTAACGAGATACATTGTAATAATTATTTCCATACATTTCCAAAGTTAAAAAAAAGCAATATCCAAACATTAATATTTGTCCTCTATAATTTTATAAATTTTTAAGTTACCTTCGCTGTCTGGTCTTAACTCAGCTTTGACTTGACCACATTCATAACGAATAACATTCTCTCTACCTTCTGCTAAATTTCTTTCAGCTTCTCTTTTAGCTTTTAAACAATGAGATAAACCATCTGTTATCATGTGTCCGTCTAACGAACCATTAACAAACATACAAAGACTAAAAACTGTTTCAATGACTCCCATTATTTCTTACCTTATCCTTTAATAATTCTATATTTTTTTGCATTTCTTCAACTTGGTCTTTTAAAAAAGTTATGTTGATATTGTTGCTTTCAATAAACTGTATTTCTTTTTCCATTGTTTCAAACTGACCAGATAAAAATTCAATCAACATATATAATTCTTGATTGACAGGAGTTTGATCTGCTTTTTTTAAGAGATCAGCTTCCATAAGCTGTCTTGCAGTTTCTAATTGTGTTATTCTTTGAGTTAAATCGCTATATGCAAATATTCCAATTCCTATCGCCATTATTAAAGCGATTAAATTTCGCATTGGCATACTGATAGCAGTATTGTCTGATATTTTCATTTACCACAATCACACTCTGATTTGCCACATTCACAAGGTTTATTTAGCATCTTCTATTGCCTGTAATCTTTGTTGTTCAGTATTAATTTGTTCTTCTGTTATGCTTGTTGGGTTACTATCATGCCACTCAATATCTTTTTCATTTCTAACAGTAACTACTGCATCATTTTTTAAACTTAAAATTGCATCAACTTTTGTTACAATCATTTTGTTTTGTGTACTGTCAAATATCATACTGCAATCTCCATAAAGGTATAAGCAAAAGAAGTATCAGTATTTGTATCTCCATAATAAACATGGTTTTCACTAGAGTTTTCTGCTTTAATTTGAACAGTTGCAGTTACAGTTACATTACCACTGCCTGAAGCTGTGGTTAAAAGACAAGCATGATTTGTGCCATACATTCTAACAGCATTAATACTAAAATTTTGATTGTGCATGGTCGTTCCATTTGTCGTAGCTGTGTTAGTACCATCAGATACACTTACTCGTAAAGTTCCATTGTAATTGTTAGTACCAGTGTTTTTCCATTGAATACCATTAGCAAAAAAAAGAACTTTATTACCTTTGGCTACACTTATTGTCGTTCCTAAAGTCTCGGCTGTGGTATATGATGTGTTAGTCGTATTAGCTGTGGAGTTACCTCCATTAGTAGCATTAACAACATTTAAAATTTTTCCTGCATCAAGATTTGTTAATGCACTTCCATTAATAGCAGGTAAATTACCAGTTAATATTGTAGCATCAAGTTGACTTGACGATCTTG